CTCTTGGTATGAGAGTGAGAGTTCAGATGACTTTGCTATGAATGTCTTTAAACTTAATAAAGATACTAGAAAAGCTACTCTTGTTCATAGCTATGCAATGCCTGGCACTGCGTTAAAGGAGCATATATTTTACTTCCTTTATCTTTTGACTCATTTTAATGTTGTGTGTGTTATTGGAGATTACAACGGTGGTGTCCAATTTTTAAACGCTGCTAATGAGAGCGAAATGTTTAAAGAGGCTGGAGTTAAAATTAATTTATTTGATGCTGACTTTGATAATGTTCAGGATTATCAAACAGCTTTAAGAGATGCGCGAAATCAATACAATTTGGATGAAAAGAAAATCTGTTATCTGCGCAAACCTACTTCAACTTGGATTCGTTCTGCGAACGAAATGTTGCAATCGTCCATTGACCACAAAAGTATCTGGTTTGCTTCTTCTGCGATTAATGATGACTATCAGCGTCAACGTTCTAAGAAGGTTCCAATTGATAAAATAAAATTCTCTCGTTTTATTGATGCAGATGAAAAAAATTCTGCTGCTAAAATGATTGATTTCATTGAACACCAGAAAGACATGATTGATCTTACCAAAGCTCAATGTGCTTTGATTCAAATTTCTAGTTCAGCGCAAGGCACTCAGTCTTTTGATTTACCTCCTAACCTTCGCCGTCAATCTGGTCCAGATAAGGCTAGACGAGATTCTTATTCCGCCCTTGTCTTAGGCAATTGGATGGTCCAAACATACTTTGATATTATGAGTCAAAATCAAGAAGAGGAAACCATGACTACATTTGAGCCAATGTTCTTTTAAAGTACTTTAAAGTAACTTTAAAGTTGGATTTTAAAATTTGTTGTGTAATATAATCAAATGGCAAGATCATATAATAAAAAGTCCGATTACTGGACAAAATTTGAAAGTCAATCTCAACCAAATGTTGTGATTCAAAATCAAGCTCAGTCTTTGTCTCAGCCTAATTTCGATCCCGCTCTTACTGGAGAACCTTTTTATACTTCAGACGCTTCTTCTATGATGTTCGCGAAGGCTTCTCGCGAAGGATTGAGCAGATCAGAGTCTACAGGGTCTAGAGTGAATCGCGCTGCTTTAGCGCCTACATTTGATCGTTACAGTAGCATCCGCGCAGGTATGCTTCCGTATAGTTTTTCTAATGATGGAGTCTATGTAAGAGAAGCTATTGAGCTTTGTCAAAAAGCTTACGCTAATGTTCCTGTTTTCCGCAATGCTGTAGATTTAATGTCTGAATTTTCTAATGGAGACATTTATCTTGAGGGTGGGACAGAAAAATCAAAAGACTTTTTCTATCGCTGGATGCGCAAGATTAAAATGTGGAATTTAAAAGATCAATTCTTTCGTGAATACTATCGCGGAGGTAATATTTTTATTTACCGCACAGATGGCAAATTCGATGTAGAAGATTTTAAAAAGCTATCTACCATGTATGCCGCAGAGGGAGATGTTGGACAGAATACTATTCCAATTAAATATATCTTACTTAATCCTTTTGATATTGTAGCTAAAAGAGCTACTACTTTTAGTGCAGTTGCTTACGAAAAAGTCCTTTCTGAATATGATCTAGAAAGATTGCGTCACCCACAAAATGAAGACGATAAAGATTTGCTTAATTCTTTTTCGCCTGAAGTTCAGAAACAGATTGGAAACGGAAGTTTTGCTAAAAACGGTTTAAAAATTCTCATTGACCCTGCTCGCCTTCATTTCGCCTTTTATAAAAAACAAGATTATGAACCTTTCGCTATCCCTTTTGGCTTCCCTGTTCTTGAAGACATCAATGCCAAGCTTGAACTCAAAAAGATGGACCAAGCTATTACGAGAACAGTTGAGAACGTCATTTTACTTATCACAATGGGCGCACCTCCAGACAAGGGAGGAATCAATCATCACAACCTCAAAGCAATGCAAGACTTGTTCAGAAACGAGTCTGTTGGAAGAGTCCTCATCTCAGACTACACAACAAAAGCTGACTTTGTTATTCCAGACCTTAACAAAGTTCTTGGACCAGCAAAATATGAAACATTAAACAATGATATTGAGCAAGGTTTGCAGAACATTTTCTTTGGTGATGATAAGTATGGTAATATCGCTACAAAGATTGATATGTTTGTTGACCGTTTGAAAGAAAGTCGTTTAGCTTTTATCAACGAATTCTTACAGCCAGAAATTAAGCGTATTTCTAAAGCTCTTGGTTTCCGTTCTTATCCAGAAGCTAGATTCAAGGAGATTGACTTTAAGGATAATACCCAGCTTTTGCGTGTTACGACTCGTCTTATGGAATTGGGCGTTATTACTCCACAGCAAGGTCTTACTGTTTTCAATACTGGAAGATTCCCTCAAGCGGACGAAATCTCTCCTGCTCAACAAACTTTTGTTGATGACCGTGAAAAAGGATTTTATAATCCGCTGGTTGGTGGAGTACCAGTTGTTCCGCCACCTGAGCCTCCTCAAGCAAAAGGCAATAACAAAAACCCTAAGAATCAACCTGTCCAAAATAAAACTCCTAAAAGCGCTGGTCGCCCACAGGGAGCGATTACTGAGGGAACTTATTCTCGTAAAAGTATTCAAAATATTGTTTATAAAATTGAAGCTTTAGACTCTTCTGTTAAAGCAAGTGCGAAGCAAACTCTTGGCTTAAAGAAGCTATCTAAACAGCAAAATGGAGCCTTAGATGAGCTTTGTAAAAAGATTATTTGCGCTTATGAAATAGATAATTGGGAAACAAAAGCTTTGGAATGTGTAAAAGACTTTGATCAAATCGAATCCTTAGAACTTATTGACGAAGTTTCAGAGATTTCTAATACTCACGAATTAGATTCCTATTCCGCCGCAATCCTTTACCACAGCAAAAACTTATGAAACCAGAAGATGTACCTACTCCACTAAAAAAGACAGTCGAATATAAAAACGGAGTGGCAGAAGTGTCTTTGTCATCTGTTCTCATGGAAGACCATGAAGATTATGTGTATCGGCATTTTATGAGCGCTTGCATTATGGAGCCAATGGCCTTGACCGACACTAGGAATTTGGATATGCCAAGTTCTATGGGAAAATGTAAAGCCGCTTATGGAAACATGAGAAATTCTTTACTAGAAAAAGCTGAAGGCGGTGGATTAACTCCAGCGCAACTCAAACTACCAGTTGCTTTGCAAAAAGCCATCTTGCGTAAGATGGATAAAGATAGTGATCCAGAGAGTCATGAAAATAAAGAGAGCGATACTATGGAAGACATTGAAGAAAGCGATTCTGCCCAAAAAGCTCAAAAAAAAATGGAATATCGTGACACAGTTAAAACTCAAACCAATAGTTTAAAAATTCTTTCTCCAGAACAAGTCAAGAAAGCTGAAGAAGAGGAGAAAAACGAAACTCCCGAAGAGGAACGCGCTGAAACTAAAAAAGCTTGGAGAAATACTATAGACCTATAATGGACTTTAAATATAAAACATCTTTTAATACATTTTTGCGCCAATGTTCTATTGGTGAAAACTCATTTATTTCAAGAGCTTCCTTAGATAATCTTAAAGATCTTTTGCCTAGTAATCAAATTGATTTAAGCAAAAACATTGATCTTATGGGAGTAGCTTTCGACGCTGCTGTTGTGAATCAATTTAATAAAAATGATGATGGCATTGATTCTGAAACGGCAGTAAGGATTGCTCCGTTTTTTATGCATAAGCCGACGAATATTGAGCATAATAAACAAAAGATTGTTGGTCACATTGTCTCTGCTGGATTTAGTTCTATGGGCGAAAACACCCCAATGAGCAAGGAACAAGTTCTTGATACTAATGGCCTTGTGAATTTATCTTTAGGCTCTGTCATTTATAAACTTATTGATCCTAAATTTACTGATCTTATTTATAGCTCAACTAATAAAGAAGACGGTTTGTTTAACACTGTTTCTGCTAGCTGGGAGCTAGGTTTTACAGAATATGTTTTAGCTCTTGGAAGCACTGATTTAAAGGATGCTGAAATCATTTCTAATCCTAAACACATGGAAGAATTTAAAAGTAGATTACGCGCTTATGGCGGTAATGGTAGAACAGAAGATGGCTCTAAGATTTATCGCCTTGTTAAAGGCAATGTTTATCCATTAGGTATTGGTTTTACATCCACTCCAGCAGCTAATGTCAAAGGGTTATTGCTCGATGATACAGAGGTTGAAGATAACGTTTCGTTTAAAGATAAGCGTGATAGGAAATTATTTGCTATAAATAATGAAAAAATAATTTCACAAATTAACTCAAACAATGTAAACATAAAAAAATCTATGGATTTAGAACAATTTCTCACAGAATTAAAATCTTCTCTACATGAGAAGAAATTCTCCGAAGAAGCAATCGCTGGTATGACAAGCACTTTTGCCGAAGCAATTCGCCAAAAAGACGAAGAATACCGCTCTGCTAAAACGGAGAAAGACGCTTCTGAAACTAAGGCTAAGGAGCTTCTTGCTTCTGTCGAAGGTCTTCAGAAAGAACTTTCAGATACTAAAGTTAAACTTCAGGAAATTGAAGCAAATCAAGAAGCTGAAAAAGCTCTTGCCCGTTTCAACGTCCGCATGGAAGCTGTTGATAGCTCTTATTCTCTTGAAGATGAGGATCGCAAGATTCTTGCTTCTGAGCTTAAAACCTTAGACATTTCCGATGAAGCTTTCGCATCTTATCAAGAAAAGCTCGCTGTTATTTGGAAACATAAAAACAAAGAACACGCAGCTCGTCTTGCTGAAGAAGCAGAGGCTCGCATCAATGCAGAAGTCGAAAAACGTTTGGTAGAGTTGAATAAGTCAACCGCTTCAGTGAAGACTGATGAGGAATTGGCCGAAGAAGCTCTCGAAAACGCCAAGGCATCTGAAAAAGAAACAGTGCCAAACAACAACGGAGCTTCTACTGAAGGCAAGTCCTTTAAAGAGAAATTCGCCGCTGCTTTTTCCCGCGAAAATATCACAATTTCCTAACCATTTCAATCAAATAAAATATGTCAAACCGACTACTCCCATTCCGTCAATATGATGACAACGATGTTGTTAACATGTACGCACTTGTAGACGCAGCTATCAACGACAACGTCACTGGCGTTGGTTCTGGTGATGCTGGCGTTTTCGTTAAAGTTTCCGCTGGTAACTTTGACCTCGACCCCGTCAGTTATGGCTCCAACAGCTATCTCGGTAAAACCGATTATCCTTTTGTTGGTGCTAATAGCTATCCTTCCGTTAACTTGAAAGTTACTCCTGCCGCTTCTGGCGACTTGACTAACGTTTTAGGTATCGCTCTTCGCCAGACTGCAAAGTTTGACGAAAACGGTGAAAAACTTCTCTACTATCGCCAAAAAGCTGAAGAACTTATGTGCGTGCTTCCTGGACAAGCTGTTCCAGTAGCTACTCGCGGCATGTTCTCTCTTAGTAACACGGCTTTCGGTGGTACTACCGCTGTCCTTAATAACCTTTTCGTTGGTAGCGGTTTCAAACTCTCCGCTACACAAGGCCAAATCACTGGCTGTTTACATACTGATG